AAGAAACATCAGCATCAGCAACAGCCTTACCCTGAGAGATCTGCGTCCGAACCTTTGAATCAGAGACACTGCCAACAGATTCAGCATCAGAGACACTGATACCTGACTTAACCTGAGAACTGGATAAACTGCCATCAGCCTCAGCCTCACCGCCTATACCTTGGCTGTTCTGTATAGTTATATCAGGACCTGTATCAGGATCCAACTTGATAACTGTCTCACTCCAATCCTTTGGAGGATCATACTCCTGCAGAACTATTTCTGTCTCAGACCAGTCCTTAGGTGGATCATAACGTGCCATCAGTTCTCTATATTATCATCCTCATACGGATCACGTTCAGATGGATCAGCTGTATCAATGAAAGGCCGATTCTCAGCATTGTAAAGCTCGGTATTCTTATCTCTTTTAGCTCCCTCACGATACCAGACCTCTATACTGTACACCTCAGGATCCGGATCCGTAGTTTTACCTCCAGGTAAAGTCACATGCCACCGACCGTCAGCATCTGTCGTGGTTGTAGCAACCTTGGTGTCATCGTTGTTTCTTATTATATGGACTTCAGCGCCTTCCACACCCGGACCACCTTCCTCAAAAACCACAGTACCTCCAAGACCTGCCAGATAAGTAACAATACAGAGATCAGCACGTGCAACAGCATCAGAATCCGTTGCCTGAGAGATAGCGATAGATATACTGTTAGAAATACTGCCCTCAGCATCAGCCCTTGACTGGTTTACATCACTAACCTCCCTATTGACAGTAATATCTGCGGTGCCAATAGCCTCACCTGTATCCGCATCATGTACAATCCGTGTAATAGGAATATCGGCTGTAGCTAAGCCTCTCCCACTTGTTGCATCTGCAACTACTAAAGTCTCAGGAATATCCGCACGTGCAGTACCCTCACCAGTAGTAGCATCATGCACGATCCGTGACTCAGGTACATCGCCTCTGGCCTCACCTTCACCAGTAACAGAATCATGAACCACACTAATAGTCGGAACATCGGCTCTACCAACAGCCTCACCTGAATCAGCATCAGCTATAGAGGATAAAACAGGTAATTCAACACTGGACAAAGCCTCACCTGAAATTGACTCACTTCTCTGAAAGTCAGGGAACGACAATCTTTTACCTGCAAGTCTTGTGCTTCCTGTTGCCCCGTTTGCATTCGTATTTATACGTCCCATAAAAAATTATTTACTTCTTTTTTATGTATATGTCGGGTTGTGCCTGAGCTAAAATAATATTCATCATACGTGTCGTAAAACCGTTGTTATTGAACTCCTCCTTCATCTCGTAGGCGACACAAGGCATGAAATCTTCCGGAAGCTCTGTTACGCCTGTAGCTTCTATCGGGCTGTTGGTAAGCTCTTGGTCGCTGCTTTCCATGTAAAGGTGTATATTATCTCTGTCGTTGTCGAATTCCCAGTACATTGTGTGGTGACTCATAAATTGTTTCTACCCCATACGTTTATCTCTGCGTTAATCTGCCCCGACGTGAAAAACAGTTGAAGACTTGATAAAGGTGTTATCGCTGGATCTGTGCTTCCTCCGGAGAATGCGAACTGCTTCTCTTGGTTGGACGTCAGCCGGTTGTCGAATGTGAATAAGCCGCCTTTCTGCGATACGAACAACTCACCGTTTATACCGAACCTGTCCGGTCTTCCCTGGTATAATTTGAATCTGGTTGCCTGCTGTGTATTATTCTGTGTTGTACGGAAAAAGTATGATCCGGAGTTTACGTTGCTGACTCTTGAAAGCAGTGTGACGTTACCGCTTGCTGCATCACCCTCGACGTTTATGAATTTTATCTTGTATTCGTCGAAGCTGCTGTCAGGTATCGCAAGGTCGGCTTGGTTTACAAAACCGTTTGTACTTCTCTTACCAAGAAACTCATACTGAAAACCTGCAACACGGTTCTGCTCACGTTTACTATCCGCAGAAGCATCAATCTCACCAAGTTTAACAGACTTACTTGGAGCATCCGCCTCATCATCAGCAACACGGACAAATACGTCATTCTGCGCCTGTCTTGTAAACCCGAGGTAGACAAAGTTCTTACCTGTAGTTGTCTCAAAAGAAATATTGGATTCCTCCTCAGTCTCAACCATCAAAATATAGCCCGTGGTCCAGACCTCACTCCTGTTAATCTCACTGTCCGAAAACAACCTGAACGGTATATTCTCCTTATCCTCAATAAAAGCCAGTCCAGCAGTCAAAGTAAACTGTTCATTAACATGATCCGTGACAATATCCAAGCCCTGCGGAGCATAATTATTTGCCTTAGCCTTAGCCAACGCACCTAAAAACGCCGCATTATTCCAGTCCGCATCCGTATCAGCTATCCCCGGACTTGCGCCATCCTGCGGAAAAGCATAAGCAGTAATATCCGTGTCGGTGAAAGCCATGTATTCACCGTATCGCCAATCTTATAGTGTTTGCATCAACAGTATGCCGGTCCGTCTGATCAAGAAGATACAATTGGTCAAGGAAAGCTGTAAACAAGATATGATCATTAGGGCTTGACTCACCTGCCGCCTGCCAATTATCAATCACAGCCACAGCGTCAACACGTCCAGTAGTATCATTCAAATTATCAAACACCGTGTCATTCTTCGTCCTGATAAAATACGTGTCCCCATTATCAAACTTCTCAATCGTCTGAGCAGTCGCACGTGTAAAACCTCCGTCATTAGGCTCAGTGGTAATATCACCGAGATCATCTCCATCCCTAAGATTATCACCTCTACCTGACCTGTTACTATTACCGAATAAAGCAGAGCCATCAGGAGTAGGATCCGTAACACTTTCATTAACCTCAATCAAGGTTCTATTAGTCTGAAAGTTAAACAACATATTCTTCACAGTATACGTCTGGTCATTGCCTGTCGAACCACTAATCTCAAAGGCCTGTCCATCAGCAAGAAACCCGAAGTCCCCTGAAGCAAAACCTCTAGGTCCAAGAGTCTGCTCACTGTTCTCCGTACCTGTAGCAGAATCATCAATAATATTATCATTTACCTCAATAATATCATTCGTAGTATCTACAGCCTGAACAGGTTTCTCCACATTCCCTGACTGATTACCATCATGAAATAATGTAATATCAACTGTTTTACCATCTAAGAAATCTTGATAGCGCTGTTCGCCAATTTTAGGAAGTCCAGGTGTTACTGCCATACCAAACACTTTACAAGTATTTTCTTATAAAACTTTTACCTGACCGTGAAACTGTAGTTAATAGAAAAACTTAACTCAACAGGCTCACGGACATCAAAATCCGGTGCAAAACGCAGCCTAATACCACGGCTCTCACCTGGCTCAACACTCTCCAAATCACTTAATACTTCAACCTCTTCACTGCTCTCTAAAACAAAACTATCCACCTCTATCACATAATCAACACTGTTCAAAACATAGATAGAACGCACAGTCTCCTCACCAGCCTTAACAGGATCAAAAACCAAAGAACCATCAGTCACCTCATCCTCCAAATCACCGTCACGGAAAATCTTCAATCCTTTATCAGCCATAAAACAAGATCACCCCTCAAATCAACCTGCCTCCTCATCAACCAAGTCATCTAACAAACGCTTCTTCTTACTCATCAAATCCAGTTTCTCCTTCTTAAACTCTAGGTCAATACGTGAATCAGCCTCTTTACGTGACAAACCTTTGCTGCCGGAGACCTGTGGAACAGTAAAAACATCATCCTTCTCCACAACAGTCCCATCCATCACCCTATGCCACTCACGAACCCTTGAATCACTGGTAGCAATCCATTCTTTGCCACCAACCAAGTCCGTAGACTCTGCTAATGCCTGACTTCCCTTACGACTGGCTGATAAAGTCTCAGTCCGAGCCACTAGCTCCGCATGACTATCACTTATATCACTTTGCACCTTTTGAACCCTATCCATAACATCAGGTATGCCCTCACCAGCCTCCGCCGCATCCAACAACTCCCTCCGCAAACGGTCCTTAACACTTGATTCTATTACAGTAGCATTGCGCAACGCCTCCTCCCGTATCTTATCAGCTGTAAACGTATCAAAAACATCAAAACCGAGCTCAACTTTGACCTCACTAGGAACATTCAAACGCTCCTCCGCCTCACTTTCAATATCCTGTTTATGATGCTCCGCCGATAACTCCAAAGTCTCCAAATTCCGTGACTCCAAAACAGATGCCAAACGATCACGGAAACCAACACTATCTAAAACAGAATCAGCATCAACAAGTAACTCACTATCCTGCTTCTGTTCAGGAAACTCCTCCTCCACCATATCCCTTAACTGGATGGACTCAAAAACAGTAGCAACATCATGCTTAAGATCTTCCTTCTGGCTTACAACACCGTCCACATCATCAAAACCATGCTGATTACGCAAAGCATCCTTAGTCATCTCCAAGACAGCATCAACATTCTTGAAAGCACTGCGGTAACCACTGATACTTGAGGAGGTGCTTTGATCCCGGACACCTCCGTTACTTTCTTTTACACTATCCTGCTCCTCATCCTCCATGGCATCTTGAAGCTCCTGTTCTGTACCGTTAGCCCACTCTAAAGACTCACCTGTACTTTGGCCGCCCCACAACGCATACTGAACAGGACCACAACGAGGACTACCATCACTCGAGACAGATCTACCAGTCCAGTCATCATCAGTCCACTCACTTACAGGCTTGTTAAGACCGTTTACATCCTCCTCATGGCTCTCCAGATAATCAGGTATCGCAGTATTCTCACCACCTAAAAAATCCTCAGGCTCTAAATTATCATTAACAATCTTCTTGGCACGATCTTCTCCTACACCTGTACCGCAGTCACCTACCTCATCACTGAACTCCTGTTTCTTCTCCAAGGCTGTTTCCGCAGCATGAACAACAAAATCAGGAGGAGTCAAATCAACATCCTCAACAGCTTTATCCTTTACTTCTGTATCCGTATTATAGTTTTGTCGATCTCCTTCTCCGTATTCTCTTTCACGTCCATCTTTGTCATCGCCATCTCTTACATCACCATTGTCCGTAGCATCATCATTGTTATCGTTGTCGTTATTGTTGTAGCTGTTACCAAACAACGGACCGCCACCCGGCTCATTCTGCGGCGCATCCTCAATACCAAACTTCTCAGCAACAAAACCCGGATTCTGAGTAGCCAAACTGTCAAACGCCTCCTTAGGCAACTCACCGATCTCACCAAACCCTTCCTTACCCTTACGCTCACGTGCCTCATTCAAAGTCAAAGTACCTATTGACTCTTCCTGCTCAATCATCTCATTCTCAATCTGTTCTAAAAAGTCATTCTGAGGCTTGAAACAGAACTCAAAATCAATGTCAACCGCATCATACTCACGCATAAACGGCAAGATCTGATTCGTAAACACACGTTCAATCATCTCTAAGGTTGGCTGCGTAGTACGATTCCAGACATTCTTCTGTTGCTGCTCACTGACGTTCCGGGAGCTATCTTCTACAAAACCTGCCTCATTAGGATTCAAACCATAGATACTGAGCGATAATTTAGTGAAGAATTTATGGCTCTCAAGGAACTGCATCTCCTCAGGATTAGGATCAATACTTACGTAATCAGCATCCTCCGCACCGATAATAGGTAGTTCGTATTCATCTCCAGCGGTACCATGAAACCGCTCCTTAAGTTTTTGCTGCTGGTTCTGGCTCATGGTCTCAGGTACATTCAGGAAACCCTTGTGGTATTCATTATCATTCCAGAACCGTGTCCTATGAACATCACCGTTAATCAAGTTCTCAGCCTGTTTCTTAACCTTCTGCGTCTTACCACGTCCATACGCCGCACCAGTACGATTATCAAGTTCAAACCACGCCAATTCATCACGGCTAAACTTCCGGGTATCTCGGCTGAAAACCTTATTGAAACCCATGCTACCAAGTTCACTGGTAATATCACGGATGTCAATACCTTCACGATCACTCCTGAAAAACTGTTTAGCCTGACTTGACAAACTAAACTGGTAATACGCCGGATCATCACTACCAGGACTTGGTAACTTACCAACATCCTTAACATTCTTAGTAAAAGTCAAGCCATCCCTAACCAACAGTTCTTGCAGGTAGCCATCATCATCAGACACCAGTTCAATACAGGCCGTGTTAAAATCCAAGACATCATTCAAAACCGCTTTCAGCAAATGATCAAAACTTTGATTATCAGTATTGAAGTTTCCGTTGAAAAACTGTGTCATGGCATCAGCCGCATCCTGCTCCCGTCTAGATACTTCACGATCCACGCCCTCAGGGATCATAGGCTTCACATGGAAATCCGTAGATGCAACCTGATCCTTGATAATATCCTTAGCCATCTCAATATAACCAGTCCGCCCCAGCAAACGTACTGCGAACAGGTCATCATGCCTTGGCTCACCATCCATAGAATCATTGTAAAACACGCTGGACTTAGCACCCTTGATACCCTGCGTGGAGCGTCCACCGATACCGGAGATAGTTGCCTTACTCTCAGAATCCTTCAAAGATATAAAATCGCCACTCATAAATTACACCTTTGTTTTACAGGTGTACGATTAAAAAACCTTTAGTCATAAACCTCCTCAATCTTTCTTCCAAGAGCTTCTATCACATTAACTGTTACAGCATTACCTGCCTGTTTGTAGAGCTGTGTATCACTGTTTTCTTTCTGCGCTGCGTTGAAAGCCCAGTCAGGAAACCCCTGCAAACGCCAACACTCACGAGGAGTCAACTTCCGAATCCTTCGATCAGAACACTTGGCAAAATGAGGGCTGCTGCTTAACGCATAACTATAATCACTGTTGAACAGGATACCACTCCCCCCAGACTGCCCGTTTTGGATACTTGGACGTGACTCAGGACGCATCTGATGATTGATAATCTTCAATCCTGTGCGTTCACTTCTCAGGTTTGGCACCAATTCATCATACTGTCTAACATCATCAAAGCCATATGTCTCATCAATAATCTTGTGTCCCTCTCCCTTGTTGGTCGTAACAGTAGGAGAAATAGTCTCACTGTAAGCCTCGTAAACCTGTTCATTCATACCTCTACCCGAAGGATTCACATTACCTAAAACCTTGATATGATGCCCAGCATTACCGTTACCTCTTAGCGTACTAGACAAACCATTTCTGCTAAACAACCTATCCTGATTATGAGTTCCATAGCTAACAGCACCTAAGCCTTTTCCATCTTCTCCAGTATCTTCTCGGTTTTCTCTTGGGAGAGGAAATACTTTTTCTCGGGGTTCTCCTCCAAGATGTCCGACAATGAAGACTCTTTCACGGTTTTGCGGGACTCCCCAGTTCTTGCTGTTAAGCACCCTCCACTCGAGACAATACCCCAGTTCATGAAGGGACGATAGGATTTCTCTGAACGCATGACCTTTTGTTCCTTCGACAGATTCCCCGTCTTGGACTGCTTTCTGCGATAGAAGTCCTTTAACGTTTTCAAGGAGAAGCATTTCAGGTCTGTGGGCTTGTGCAATCCTAACGATTTCACGAAAGAGCTTGCCCCGGGAGTCGTCAGTTCCTTCACGGTTTCCTGCGACAGAGAATGCTTGGCAAGGAAATCCTGCACAAATAAGGTCGTGTTCTGGGATTTGGTTTGTGTCGAGTTCAGTAACGTCTTTTGGTTCGTGTTCTTCTTCGAAGATTTCATTGTATGAATTCACCGCATAATCATCGTATTCTATGTAGTCAACGCACTCGTATCTGTCAGAGGCTTGCTCAAGTCCTAAGCGGAAGCCTCCGATACCGCCGAACAAATCAATAAACCGTATAGAATCGCTCACAGGTTACGCACCATCATCAGTATCTTCTAGGAAAGGCTGCACACTCTCCCGTATCTCCTCCGGACTCAACTCACTCACAGTAGATACATCATTACGGATCAAATGCAGCGCACGAGGATTCCTGTTATTCTTACGTACAAAACTGGTTTTAACACGATTAGTCAACTCCATCAACTGCTTATCAGTACAATCCAGATCCCACAGATAAGCAACATCCGAACGATCCTCCAAACGATGAATACGCTGCACAGGATCATCCTTCACACTCGGACGCTGACTGATTACAAAGTTATAGATCTCCTGGTAAAGATCGTTTTTCCTAATCAACTTCTTAACAAACGCAGCAGTCAAACTCATAACACAAAACCTCTGTTAGATTCGTAAACAGTCATCATCAAACTATCAGCAAAGTCAGGGCTGCCGTCATCAGGATCAACCACTTTATCCTTATCACGCCGCCCCGGCTCCCGTCTAATATGACCCAATTCATACATCAATTTATTAGACGGCATATCCATGTCAGGGTTCTCAAAACCCTTCCCTATAGCCATGTCACCATCCTGTAAAATATCCCTAAGTTTGAAGTAATTACGAGCCTTCTTATTCACATACTTATCACTTTCCGCATCCGGTGACTCACCTGCCTTAAACTTGGTAGGACTGTAACCCATCTGCTTTAGTGCCGACCATACGCCGCCACCGATACCAGTATAATCAACAACAAACTGACTTATATTATCAATATCATCCTTAACTAAACTATCGGCCCAATCAGCAGTCTCACGCGTATCAGAAGAACGTTTGCGACACCATTGATCAGTCAAAAAATACTTTCCCTCATAATACAAAGTTCTAGTCAGTACAATCAAGTCGTCTCCCATACCAGCAACATCCAAACCATAACGAACCTCTCTCTCCATTGTATCAATAAAGTGATGAAGATCTTGTGCCTGACGCAGCCACTTTGAACTAAACAGACCGCCCTCAACCTCATCAGGAAACACACTTTTGTACTTCCAAGTATAACGGACACTATCTCGGCCTCCGACATTACCTGCTTTCTCATCAAAAAACCGTTTACCATGCCTACCCTCCTCCAAACCCGAAGCAGTATGACAGTTCTCCGGCAACACAGCATCACCATACTCATCCAGACTATGTTCGCCGACATGATACTTCCTAAACATCGGATCCTGGAAATGCTCAAAAAACTGGTTGCCCTGATGCCTTGGATTACCAGCCTCAACCAAGACACTGTCATAACTATTCAACAAACGATCACCAGCATCACGCCAAACCGACTCCGGCACCCTGTTAGACTCATCCATCACCAACAAATCCACGCCAGAACCCATCAAACCCGAACCCTTACCACTACTCCCAGAGGCAGCGGACATAACCTCAACACGGACACGCCCATCATCAAAAGTCAAAACATCCTTACTAGCAGACTTAAGAAGATCATCAGGATCACCGCCCGCACCAGTATCAATCAAATCACGGAACAAATCACTCTCCAAACCAGCCTCCAACAAAGCATCACGGACATTCCGACCATCCGACTTAGACGGTCCAAGCAAACCAATATCCAAAGACTCACTGCTGCCGAGAATACGCAGCGCCAAACCCACACCAATACTGAAAGACTTACCATACTGCGTATAAGTATTAACAATCATCCTGCGCTCGAGACCTAAGCCAATATCACGGACTATCATTTCCTGGGTCGGATACAAATCAACATCAAACAACGACCTAGTAACATCACCGATGTCACTGGTTTTTACAGCCTGCATCAACTCACTCAACTTTCACGCACCTCCTCTTTGTTTTTCTCAGTGTATCTCTGGCTTGTGAAACTCATGCAGACCATGCCGTCCACCAACTCCTTATGTACAAAAACATCATCAGTTTTATCCAGATCTGCCGCATCCAACAAGTCATCTACAATAGACTTGGAAAAATAGATATTGGCTCCGCCACGATTCAAAAACGCCAACTTGGTATTCTCCCGTAACTCAAAACTGGCCTCGGTCTTACGCTTAGCCACATGAGATTCATCACTGTAACCATATTTCTCAGTGACCTCACTGATCGTCAAACCACTCAACAAATCCTGTTTCAAGTCCTCATCACTCATTTTCTCATCCATAATCAACTGTTCTCCACTTTATGCGTCTGCAGCCTCGACAATCCTTTGATAAAATGTTTAAGAAACCTGCGCCGATCCTCATCCAAAACAACATCAGTCATCTCTAATCACTGGTCCTACCTTCAATCACAAGATCCTGTATTTTACCAAGCCTTTTTTCCTGCTCAAACAATACCTCTACATTCCCACTGTATCTTTCAGCAGCTTTAACTCTCTCAGATAATCTGCCGTAAAGATAGCTGTAACCATGCTCCTCAAACTTCTCGCTGATGTCAAAGCATTTTTGGCAAAGTGGCTCTCCTTGTTTGTGTTTGCCTGAATCTGTCTCTGAATCACAGGCAAAACATGAAACAGTTTGTTTAGAGGCATTCATCTAACATCACCTTTCCTAAGGTTTACCATATCCACGTCATAAATATCCTCAAAAAGCCTGGTGATCGGATTATCAGGATTCATGCTTCTATCCATCCTCCTTTACTTGATTCCCAGTAAACCTTGCCGGTTTCAGGGTCTTTGAAGTATTTTGTACCGTCTACCTCATCGTACTTGTAGAACTCCCATCTCGGGTTAAACTCTTTCATTGTGTATCTCCCAAGAACCACTTACCATTACACGTTTATAAATACTTTGTTACTTATCGACCTTCCGTATAATCACTAAGCTCCTGTTGCACAACTCTACGCACAACCGACTCCAACTCATTACTGGACAGACTGTCCAGATCACTCTTCCACTTCAAAAGCTGCTCGCTGAAGTCCTTACCATCAAAACCCTCAATCTCCTTCAATAACTCAGTGCTGATTCTACGCCTATTATCATCTACATCATCAACCATACTGGACAATTTGTCCTAACAAGTTATAACTCTTGTCTCAACCTATTTACAGCCTCTGCATTAGATCGCCTAACCTTCTCACGTCTAGTTATACTCCATTCAGGCCGCCATCCAGAAGTGATCCACCACAACGTCAACCGCAACACCAAATCATCCAACACACGTTTATACTGCCGCTGACGAGGAGTCATACCAAAGACATAAATCTATTCCGATTTAGTATTAACCTTCTTACTATCCAAAGTCACTACAGGCAGCTCCTTATCATCCAGCCAAATCCACTCATCTCTATCGCTTACACTGGCATCAATACTGAAGTCAAACAAACCGGATAAAACCCTGGAAACCGTCAACAACACCACAACCAAGCCCAAGACAATCTTCCTAACAATATAGTTCAAGAAAGGAGGCAACAACTTCTCAACAACAGTAAACTCACCATAACGCTTCCGCTTCTCCCTAGGCTTGTAATCCTTCATTCCTCAGACATCAACTCCTCACGTTTAGTCTGCAAACCCTCAACCAGTTCCTCACGTAACTCATCAGTATCAGCACCAGTCTCAACCTTACTACGCTCCTTCGGCTTCTCAACCACTCCAAGCTGCTGAAGCATCTCCAACTTCCTACGAACAACATTCATCAACTCCTTACCAGCACGGATCTGATCCGAAGCAGTGCTTTCAGGATCATTAGCAGCCTCCCTAATCTTCTGAACAGCCTCCTGCTCAATATCATACAACTGTTGCTCCAAAACACGCTGCAACTCAAAACGCCCCATATCAGTGAAAATCCTTTGAAACTTCTCCATATGATCACTGCTAAAATACTGGTCGATGGTGCTGTGAGCAAGATCCAGTTCGTCTGCTATCTCCTCATGGGTCAAGTCCTCACCCCATTTGAGCTTGGCAGCCTCTTCCATACGTGCAGCTTTTCTCTGGGTCAGCCCTGTCATACTACTTAATACAGTATCCTGTTTTAAATAAAGTTAAGGGATTCCTGACCACTATCACTGTTTTCACTGCACCTGTTCTTAACATGGACTTTAGCCTTCTCCAACGACTTAAGGCGGTCACCGCATCTTTTACACCAGTACACCTGCTCAATATCCCTAAGAAAACGCTGCAACAACCTCACAAATCCTCCACCTCATAGACACTGTACTCACTGAAATCAGGTAAACCACCATCACTGATAAAATCCGTATTATACTCAGGCTCAAAAACAAACTGCCTGACCTGCCCAAAATCATCACGGTTAATATACACCAACTGACCTTGCTCCACATCCACATCACTACTGTTCAAATACCTCTGCAACTGCCGCATATCATCCTCCAACGGAGCCTCACCCATGTTAAACCAGTTCTTAGTCTTAAACTCATACACATAATCTTCCCCGATACAGTCAGCACGGCCACCACTTACCTCCTCCTCAAAACTCAAGCCCGGAACATCACCATACTCCGACTCAAGCAGACTATGGATGTAACGACCTGAAGCAGACGCACCTAGAGAATCCACCCTGTCCTCATGACTCTCCAAACGCTCAACAGCATCACCCCAGTCAATCATACAACATCACGCCTCCGCCTTCTCCTTGGCTGCCTATTGATGATTGTAAGCGCTAACATCAAACCCAGCAACATATACAACGGCAAGACCTGATAGCCAACACTTTCTACCATGCTCTGAGTCTGATCCAACCTCTGCAACTCTTCCGCAGTACCATTACAATGAGCTTCAACCGATGCAGCCGCCAAACCAGTCTCAGGATCACCCTCACTCAAAACATTCAAATCTGTACTGCATCCAGCCTCCTGAAACAAGTAAAAATGTGTGTATTCATGAACCGCAACACCCGACACCGTAGTAATTAAGACAAAAAATAAAACGAAAAAGGTGTCACCACGCCTCAGTCTTCATCACCGCCTACAGGCATCCAAGTCTTGCACTTACGACCAGTATACATGTCAGGACGCTTACCAGCAAACTCAACTAATCCATGATCCTGCAAGTCATTGATTCTACCAGTGATCGTGGACTTCTCCCAGCCAGCCAACGTCTCATTAGATAATTCATTGTATGTTACTGCTGCATACGGCATCGCCCTCAAAGCCTCGTATACTTTCTCAGCCTGATCCGCCAACTCACCCGACTCCTTCAAATCACGGTAAGCTGCTTTACTCGTATCCGCAACACTGCCCTCATCACTGCCGTCATTATCTGAGGCATCAAAAATCACATCAGTCATACTTCTCACCTAACATCGCCTGGACATTATCACGCTCACACTCCAGTAACTCGTTTATATCACGGAACATCCAGATCTCATCATCACTATCACCCTGAACTAGGTAACGATCACCGTTGATCTCTACAACGCTGCTGTACTCAGACTCATAATCTATTCCCATCAGTCCATCATCACCTCATCTAAAACCTTGCTGTGGATCACGGTCAATTCCTTCACCATTTTACGGTAATCCTCCTTGGTCTCACAACTCCGGCGGTCAACCTGATCCACCGCCTTCTTAAACGCAGTCTGAACTTTAATACGCTCCTGCTTAGACTTAGTAAGGCTTGGAGAGCTTTCCTGCCCCTCCCCCAAGGACTCTCCACCACTAGACACGCCCGATGCGTCTTCATTCACCTTGCTAATACCTACAACAGACTCGTTATTAAAATCCAGTACAACCTGCGTGCCCTCACTCAAGGAATCAACATGATCCGTAATACTGCCGTCCCCGATATACCAGTTCTCATCACGCCCAGCATCATCCAAAGCAATGTTAAAATAATCCTCTGCAGGCTTAGGCTTCAAAGCAGCAACCTTGCCACGAACATTAGACTTCACTGTCCATCACCTCTTTCTCTGTAATTTTATAATAACTTTTGCTAAGATCTCCTTGCTTCATGTATTCTTCAGCTCCCTCTCTGCTTCTGAATACTTCTACAAAACGGTTGCATCCACGCTTTGCACAGTCGAAAATAATCACATAAACTTTCATTCATTCATCAGCTATATCTTCAAGAGCTTCTGCAATACGTTCAAGAGCATCGGCTTGTCTTGCTCGAGGACAATCTACCCAATGACCATCAGCTGTAGATCCTTTACAACATTTGTAACCATTCATTAATCATCACCTCCATCATAACTGCCGAACTTGATTGTGTACTGGCCTTGACTTGACTCAATCGCCATCGACTCATACGTCCTGCCAATCTTGCAGATCTCACGTAAAGTCATTAATTATCTGCCTCCTGTTTAACTATTTCGGCAGCTGTAGAAAGTAATTCCTGTTTCCAGCCGTCTGACTTACGTGCCAAAGATGTCAGTGTTTTCTCCGTGATTTTATCCTTGCTGTTTTCTGCAGCGATGTTGTCCGGAGATGCAGCATTAAGCTGCTCGTTTGTCATTCTCAAAGTGTATCTCCCAACCACCAATTACTATTACTTGTTTATAAACATTGTGTTAGTTAGGGAAGTTGGGAAAGTAGAAAAACCTTGGAAAGGGTAATAAACCCCTCCAAGATCCACCAAAGTCCTCATCATCACCAGAGGTAATGATACTACAAACACCTCCTGAAATAAGGAGGATTTTCAACACAAAGATTATAGCATCTTAATTTTAAAACATTTGTGTAAACCCAAGTAAGGAAAAACAGTGCCTCTCCCTCCGGTCTTGAACTTTGTTTTAAGTGACCGCATCCGAAGGGAAAGGGCACACCGATGAAACGAAAGGGAGCGGCCACTGGGAAAGATTCCATGCAGTAATCTTTGGGAGATACACATACATGGCAATACGATCCTTGGCACCCGGTAGACGTACCTACAATTCTAAGGTAGATCTTGTACCCTACCAAGAACTAAATAAAAAACTGATTGTTAAGAAACTTACGGAACCTCAACACTCTTACTCGACTCCGCAACAAACTCACTTGAATCATCTTCACTGCCGTCAGTGCCGTCATCCTTCTGTATCTCCTTCAACTCCTGCTTCAAATGACTTGGAAGTTTGACAACCTCAAAATAACCAGGAGTGCGTAACTCAATATAATCAAAAAGTTTCAACTTCTGAATCGCAGACTTAGCGCTGGACTTAGAACTGTAAATACCCTCCGCCATCGACACAGGTAACGTACCGCCGTTCTCCTTACACGCCTGCAAAAGAAGCATCTCCTGCTGCTCACTCAAAGACTTATCCATAATAAATAATTAATAAGGTTTTTAGCCTTATTACTCCTCGGTTACACCTTTATTCTTGAAGGCTTTTATCACTGGATCATCAAGCTCATGGTTTATTTTAAACACATCGCTGTGAGGTTTTCTTTCAATCCAGCCTTCTTCTTCAAGCGTACTCAGTCTGTCTTTGACCGTGGGTTCACTGGCAACATTCCAGAAGTGTCTGACTGCTTTCTTGAGATCTTTGAGCTTGACTTTTTCTATTCCTTGGTTTTCGTAGACTTTTATGAAGTCTTTAAACTCGTCCATTTTAACTGTCATTGTGTAAGGTTGGTCACCCTTACAATTTATTTTATTTTTTTCTTTTTTATTTTCTATGGTAGCATTTATACAAAGAGTAAATTATAACAGTGTTATAATACGTGCTGAAGAAAAAATAAGCTCTTAACCACAGTATAACAGCGTTATAATGACACTTTCACTCTCAAACCATTAGAAAAAAACAAAAACAAAAAATTATATTTTACAGTCCAAGCACCGAAACCAAACCACTGAAATCAGCGGTTAAACCAAGGTACTGCAACACCAGAGCTGAAGTGATAAAGACTCCAAACCAGTATGGTAGCTCTCCATCAATCTCAGATAGGCTTGAATGCTCACTGTACTCATCTCTTACTACACGTACTGTCAACAACAGGTAGATGCCTGCAAATAACTCATGTAATGCAAATGTTGCTACTGACAGCATCAGGCTCCAAGCAGCAACGTGCCATTCTGTATAGTCTAGGTATCCGTCATTCTTGGACATGAAGCCTTTGTAATCATGTATCCAAGCCCTCGCACGATGTGGTAGGCAGACGCTAAGAGATCTGATCAAATGTTCTTGGCCGCTTCCGCACTCACTGCCGTCACTGCACTGTACTGACATTCTCCGTTATATTCACCGTTTGGTTAGCTTGTTGAGAAGTGTTTGTCTGATTTGAGGTGTGGTTTGCTGGTAGACTGGCATTCACCGAATCATTGACCGGGTAACAAGCCCCATCCCTATAGGGCGGTACACACACCTTATCATTACTGGCAGACGCATTCAAATCCCTGTCAGGAGCCTTCTCAGCACCATCCAAGACCATGTAAACAGCACTTCCTACCAAAAAAACACTTAATACAACAACAAAAACTTGAGCCAATCGATTATCAACGTTTGAAATCATCAACCAGTAATAAAACAAGACGATGTTTTAAAGTTTTTTACCGCCCTCAATCTCAGCCCTGACCTCCTCAATATCACTACTACTAGAGTCCCTAGAAGTGTCTTCCGAGTTATCAGCCAAGTAAATATCTTTTAAAATCTTCTCAAAACGCCTTGTACCCTGATCATCTACAACCTCCAAGAACTTATCAACCTCAACAAAACAATGTGATAAACGCTTAGGATAACTCTGGTTAAAATGATGACCAGGAACCTCAAACGGAACCCTTAACCTGCCATCTTCAGTTTCCTCAGCGTCCAGAATCTTTACCTCATCATATTTCATCTATTAACTTTATCCTCATCCGGTATATTTACATCTTTCTGATTTGTAGAACCATCAGTATCCAAACTAGACGTATCACCTGCATCACTGTCACTGCTGTTAGTCGTATTAGTAGATCCATCGCTTCTAGGCTGCGCACCATCAGGATCACTCGGAATATTGATTGAAAAATCAGATAACTGTGCAACCGCAGCATTCACCTGAACATCAGAATCCGCACCAGTCTGATTAGTAAACTCAAAATCTATTTCATCACCCTCCAATTTCTCACTTGTAATAGCTAAAGTAGAGGCAGTAACTACACCATTTGTAGGTGTGGCAGCTCCCGTGATAAAATTAGACTCGTTGAAGTATGTTGTACCTGTATCATTATTCTCTATCTTAAGATCCCATCCATCACTAAAACTTGCATTTTTTGACACCGATGCCTGAAAATAAAGAAACGCTACATCAGTCTCACCGCTTACAAAATCAGTGTTGATTTCCAAGCTGATTGTGCCTCCAGGTGAGACATTACCGAAAGTGGCACGTCCTTCATTAGTTTCAGTATCATCAGTAGTCTCAGTAAACGTCTGTCCCTCAACATCATGATCTCCCTGCGCAGCATTATGACTATCGTACTGATCGGATACATTCTCCGTATTACCATCCACCGTCTGATTACCAACATCCTGTTGACTACTGGATAAAAGCCGTGATCGTTCATCCCTCAGGTTCTGGCTCTGCCTTGCAGCACCCTCCAAACCCTCCTTCTCAAAATTCAGGTCAAGCTCAGACGCACCTTCAGGGAAAAAGTTTCTCTGCTCCTTCACAGTAAAAGTATCATCAATATTCAAACGATTACTGACAAACTGCACACTATCATTAACAATATTATCACTGAACACAGGAGTCTTTACACGTCCGCTCTCAGGTAACTCACTGATACCTTTCCCCGGACGCAAAAGAGATTCTGCGATTTCCTGAGCATCACTTTCTGCATCAGAATCACTTGAGGCATTCAAGTAACCTATCTTAACATTATCACGGCTTTTTACACCGATCTTATTCTGTATACTGTTGTTGTTTGCAGTAGCTGTCACCTGATTCCCTGTTTTCTTATTCACACCTGTTACAGTTACCTTGTTAATCACGTTATCAGTCTTATTCTTCTCCCAAGACTTAACTTTAGCTGAACCACCAGGAATCACCGAACCATCAGCAGTAGAATTTGAAACATTCTCAGAAACACTGATCACAGTCTCGTTACTGCTTGAATTAAAAGATGTTGAAGTAACGGTGAAACTGCCATCATTTCCTGTACTGCCTTCAACCTGTATCACCTGATCAACAACAAGATCACCTGTCTTATCACCTGCTACAGAGAAACTATCATTAACCGTGTCAATATCTACAATCGGGAACCGCCCTGTCTGATTACGGTCAACCAAGGTAGAGACTGTACCGCCCTGACCAACAGGCTCAAAACGCACCTTGTAATCATTATTAGCATCAAGCTCACTGGTAAACGTCAACGCATAATTATAATTACGTGTCAACTCCTGGAAAGCCTGCTCCCTTCTACCATTAGAATTATACTCACCTGTCAAAGATACACCGCCAGTAGGATCAACAGCCACATAACCACTGGGTAAAGCCTGATTCATAGCCGACAACGTATCACCTGTCTCAGAAACACTGACCTCACCCTTTGCATGAAACTTCAGGAAACTGTAAAGCTTTACAGCCAACTCCCCATCCTCATTCACAGCACCCGAGTTCTTAGCATAAAACCTGCCCTGCGTCACAAAACTCTGTGTATCACGGTCAAACTGCTTATACAAAATCTCAGGATCATCAGTTCCATTCTGCGCCTGAGCATACTGGCTTTTATCTGTAGGAATATTGTTACCGTAATCATCTATTTCAAGACGCAGCTTCAAAATATCAGGATCATTCTTACGTAAAATATGGACGTGCCTATTAATCTTGGCAGCACCAGTATCCTGACCTGTCTCCGCAATGATGGTTGTACCATTAGACGCATCCTCATACTCGAGCTTGAACCGTCTTGACAGGTTAACCACTGTTAAATGGTCACCCCTAGCTTCAACTGTATCTTGCCCTCAGCAGTAGTAGGACGGTCACTGCTCTGCGTAATACGTGGATTCTTAATCACCACAGGAGTACCCTCCTCAATCCCATCACCGTTGTAATCACTGAACCGTCCACCGAACAAACGATACCGTGCATCACTTGAATTATCCATGATGAACTGTTGAATCCAGATAATCTGCTCCTGCAAAGTTGTCACAGTCTGATTAGAAAACCTTGCATCTGAAATATTAGAAGCAGATAAACTGCCGTTGCTTTTATCCTCACCGTTATCAAACAAAATCCATCTCAAAGTAGGATTATTCTCACCAGGCCTAAACCCAAAATGCCTGGCAGCACGAGGATCCTTATTACCGATAGTGGTAAAACTCCTGTTAATACCTTCCTCCTTACTTTGAACTAAATCAAACTCATACTCGAGATCTACACTGAAATCAGAAAACCCTGACTTCAAAACAATCTTATCAGTCATTCCTGAAACGCCCCCACAATATCCTGCGATGCAGCCTGAATCTCCTCCTTCTTATCTATCTTACTTGCCTCACCTGACAGATCAGGTTTACCGTTACTCTGTGACTCAGCTAAAGTACCTACAACAGAAGCCAGTTGCTCATTAACAGCTTCACCGCCACCTCTGCCCTGATTATCAGCATTAGGATTCACCCTTAACTCAGAAAGCCTGTTATTAGCACGTAAAACAGAAGCAGGATCAGAAATATCAACATTACCTAAGATACCCTCAACTTGTTCCGGACTTACCTCTTCACGCTCATCAGTAGGAGTAGGAGTAACACTTTCAGTAAACTGCCCAATCCTGTTAACAAGATTTTCCAAAGGACGTAACAACTCAGCTATCAACTCAATTACAGGTACTAAACTTCTGCCAATAAGACCGAAAATAGCGCCGATAGTAGCAGTCAAAGGCTTCAAATTAGCAAGTAAACCAATAATACCTGTAGCAGCTAAAGCAGTTCTAAAACCTCCGCTTATCACGTTTTCACGTTCACTTTTCTGACTGCTGGATAAATCGCCGCCTCCACCAAGCTCCAACTCCTCATTCTGAACCTGTTCAACAGCAGATGTATCAGGTACAATCTCAGCCTCTAAAGTAGCATCAGCCATACCTGTTCACACCTCCAACTTCACTGCTGGAGACCTTACTTGACATCAACTGGCTTTTCTCCTGTTCAATAATCTCCATGACCTTGAAATTATGAGCATTCACATACTCCAAATCAAGGTCAAAACGCTCACTTCTATTATACAACTGGAAGCCACGTGCAATATCATACTCATCCACACTAGGATTATGTCCTTTATCCATGATTTTCAAGTAAGTTCTCACCCTGTCTCTGATCCTTTCGTAGTCCGGTCCCCCTGACTTTTTTTTTGTTCAACCTCAACACCTTTAATATACGGTGCATACTCACGCATAATCTTATCCTGACTAGGAGGAGCAATCTTTTCAGGTCCAAGATCTCTTTCAAAATGATTCCTGTTACACCACTCAGTAACCTTATCCTTCTGCTTGGTGATAGCCTCCAATGCATTATCAATAGCACCTTCCTCACCTGAACCTGTAGCCCTTACATGAGCATTGAACAGGGCCTCACACTCATTTCTTAACTTGGCACTTGGATACTTAGGAATTACCTCCGTAAACGTGTTCCCTTCAACATCCTCTAACTCCACAGTGGTCACAGATTCCTCACCTCAACATCCTGAGCAGCAGGGAAAGATAATTCAACAGTACGTACATCCTTCTCCTCATCAAACTCAAACTCATTGATCTCAGCCTTACCCTTCTTAACCACTAACTCGCCGTTACCATCACCGAAATCAATACTGATCTCACTGACACTGCCACGGCTCTCACTTACAGTTAGCGGAAAACTTGAATCATCAAGTAACTCCTCATAAGGAGAAGCATCCTCAACCTTCACAACAAGACTGATCTCAATATTGAACTCTCCCTCAACAATCTCCTCAGGCTCACGTCCACTACCTAAACCGTACTCACTGCTGATGTTACGGTCAAGACTTGATTCCACGCTTTCAGTTACACCGAACTGTGAACCGTTAATCTTGACGGTTGAATCAGTCCACTGCAATGCCTGACCTGTAACCGCATCGACATCAACAGTTGTCTTAGGTATACTACCTGTCTCAGCAAGAATAGGTGAGAACTCTATAAACACGGACTCATCTAAAGTACACGATAACGTGAAGCCGCCTACCTTGAAGTCCTCAAACTTGAAGCTGTGGCTATCAGTAAACTGAGCCTGCAACAAGTTATGTTTAGGAAGATCAGCAGGGAATGTAATGGTTCCGGCACCGCTGTCAAACGTTCCCATCAACTTCAAGATCTCTAAGGATTCAGGCTTACACTCTATAACAGCACTGTTCTCCACAGGTCCATCAGCCACCTCCGCAGCCTTACCCTCATTGCCGATAGTTCCCTCACGTCTACTGGACTCATCAATCACAGCAGACGCACTGGCATAACTACCGAACAAATCCTGCACCTCAGTATTTGAATCATCCTCAAGTTTAATGTTCTCCTTCAAACCAGTCTCAATTGTCATAATATAATCTTCTTACCTCCTAAGCCTTAACTCCGCATCAATACTGTAATGAATAACATGATTTTCTGTATCCTGAACACGGTTTTCAGTCTGAGTAATCAAATACTGGACATTACCGCCTAAGCCCTGCCACCTATCCTGACTCTGATTAACTAAATCAATAACACGCTCCGACAGGAAATCCACAACCTGCTCCTGGCTTTCAGGCTCACCATCACCATCAACATCAAGCCTGTAACCATCCTGCGTACTGTGGAAAATACTGATCTGTATTAACTCATCAACCTGTCTCTGACCGCTGCTTAAAGAAAAACCTGTCTGAGTCGCACTTAATCTCTGTATATGAATCCGTGGGAAATCAGCTAAATCAAAGTTTATAGGAATCTTATAGACAAAACGCTGGCTGCCTCTACGATCACTGTTAGGATCACTGATTTGATCCTGCAAGTATCCTCTTAAATCATCAACTACAGTCTGCGGTCTAACATCAGCCATTTTTCACGGTTCAATCCTCCACAAGTTTACACTCTGTGGTCTTATCAAAAGAAGGATTCAGTTGCACTCGAATCCCAGTCCTGATAAACCCCTTTTCCTCTGCAATACAATACAAGTAATTACCTTGATCAGTTAAAAAACTTTACTCCTGAGCAACCTCACGCAAAGCAGGACGCAAATAAGGCTGTGCAACCTGACTCTCAGTACCAAACTCAACAAAACGTGCATAATCAACATTAGATCCGACTAAAACCTTCACCAAGCCATTACCTAAAAACTCCTCCTCCAAACTAATGCTTGCACGTAAACGTCCAGTATCAACAGGTGCATTACCTTTAGCCTTCCTAACAACCTTAAAACCCTTTTTACGGACAGCATTATTCAACTTTTTACGGCCCTCATCAGTAAGATTCAACATCCTTAGAATCGGTCACCTGGATAGTTAAAGTTAGGAGACAAGTTCCGCCCGGTATCAGGATCTGCCAAGTTCTGCTCCGTCCTATTAATACGTTTCATCAAAGCATCCATTCTATCCATTGCCTTCTCTGCACGTGCCGCAGTCTGATCATCACCAGTCTGAACACTCGCCAAAGAAGCAATATCCAGTTCAGCTAACCGCAGCTCCAAACGCCTATACAGTTCTGGTATATACACAATCCGCAGCCTGTAATCCTCATTAAACAACTGATCCTCTGCAAATACTTGGTCAAAAACAAGCTGCTGTTGATTGCCACGTTCAGGGCTGTGAGTCAACGTAAAATCAGAACTGTCAACCGTCTCAGGATGCGTACCATGCGGACTAACTATTTCAATCCTGATTACTTCAAACACGTTACTGTAAGTTAAACGGAACTCTCTCTGGTCATCAAAACTAGGTGTCAACAACTCCTGAACACTACGTCCGATCATAGCCTCCAACTCCAGAGTAGCATCCAGTAAACGATCAGTTAAATCAAACTGGTCTTGATTCGGTCCAAGAAAACCCAGTCGAGCCTGTAAATCATCCGCAGTATTAAACGGTTCAACCATTATTTAATCTCCTCCTCAACCTCAATCACATCATAACCATCATTAGGTACAGTCTCCGTATCACCGGCACTGTCAGTAATACGGAACTCAGCACGGTAAACACCCGGCTCCTCAATCGGATCACCCGGCGACCATTGATACTGTATCCTGCCCTCAGATCCATTCACAATACTAACCTGTTCATCCAAAACCTTGTCACCAGACCTATCCTCCATAACAAAATCAACTTTGTCAATTGCAGATAAATCTATGGGACCATCCGCATCCTTCAAAGTAGCCTCCAACTCATCCCCTAGATCACCTTCTTTGAATGTTTGATCACTCATATACTACAAATCTATCCTTGGATGTATAAAATGCTTTCCTATCACTGTTTGTAATTATAGCTTTTGTCGGAGATGAAATATTCAAGATATTCTTAATACCTGTCTCCTCTGAGTCGGTAAACAATACAGTCTCCGCTACATCTACATCTACATTACCCGGTAAAACATTGACACCATCTGAAACTGATATAATGTTGCTGACAGCCTCTACACCTAGGTCAACAGCACCACCCGTTACACCTATACTGTTGTTAACAGTGTTTGAAGTGGTTTCACTGACTTGTAAACTGGCAGCACCCGGCACCACATCCACATCCTCAACCTTCACCGTGTTAACAGTCTCATCAACAGAAACCTCAACAACACTACCCAAGTTCAAAGACTGTACAGAAAAAACCAGACCAGTCTCAACCACTGATAAAGTTGTAGCACCTGCAGACAAACCAACACTAGGACTATCGGTCGATACACTGGATTCACTGACACCTATACTTTTGTCATCGCTTCCAAGAGTACCGCCACCAAGATCTTGACTCCCTAAATCAGCCATTTTATAACAAAATTGCCCTGTATTAGTTAAAAAAACTTTTATTGGCTCTGCTTATCATATAACATGCCGATCACAACGTAATCAATATCTTCATCTTCAACCCTGTTCAAATCCTCTGCATTATCACCACGTATCATATAATATCCGTCTGTATCACTGTAATCTGCTTCAATCCTATGCATGACGTTTTCTTTTGTCACAACAATCATGCCCTCACTTAAGGACTGATTACTGTATTCCTTGGCTAAACCTTTATGACCTGTAAAACTTGTAGGACGCATACTACTACCGTGAACCTCAATAACTTGGTCAACATCTTCAACAGTAACCTCGTCTCCTGTCCAAGTATAATTTACATCATGGTTATTAGCTTGAATATAATTATATCTTGGAGGTTCAATATTATTTACCTGAGAAATATCACCTTCCGTCCTGTTTACATTAATAGTTGCCTCTGGCTGTAAATCACTTATGAAAAACGCAGAACTTGAAAAACCTGCAATAAATGACATCAATATTAAGAAACTTGTTTTTTGGTCCATAATTTTTAAGTTATTGATTACTTTTGGAAGTTAAGCATCAAATCATTAAGAGTTGGAGTCACGTCATCATTAGTTGAAGACTGGCTTAATGTCACTGTAATATCTAAAGTAGTGCTAGTTAAAGGCGACAAATCAACCTCTGAATCAATATCAGACTTGCTTAGATTTACAGAATTACCACTACCATCAGCTATCTCTATACTTATACTTGTATTTGATGGCAAAGTAACATTCCAGCTTGTTACGACATTTGAAGGAGGATTACTAAAACCATCTTGTGAAAGGTCTTTACTCCACTCAATAGTACCGCTGTCAGCAAACAAAAGCGACCTTTCATAAACATAAGCATTATCATCACTGCTTCCAACAGCCAAATATTCACCAACAAGCGAAACACCATTAACATTGTCTGAGCTGTCAGTCAACGTATCTTGCAAATCAAAATTAGTTGTATCATAAACATATGTATTATCATCACTGCTTCCAACAGCCAGAAAATCAGCATTCAAAGAAACACCGTTAACACTGTCTGAGCTGTCGGTCAAAGTATGCTGAAGATTAAAATTAGTAGTATCATAAACATAAACATCTCTGTCAAACCCACCTCCTCCAACAGCCAGAAAATCACTGCTCAAAGAAACACCGTTAACATTGTCTGAGCTGTCAGTCAAAGTATGCTGAAGATTAAAATTAGTTGTATCATAAACATATGTATTATCATCACCACTTCCAACAGCCAGAAAATCAGCACTCAAAGAAACACCGTTAACCCTGCCTGTACTGTCAGTCAAAGTATGCTGAAGATTAAAATTAGTTGTATCATAAACATAGACATCTTGGTCAGCAAACCCTGTTCCAGCAACCAAAAAATTACTGCTCAAAGAAACACTCTTAACCCTGTCTTGGGGGGCAAATAAACTATGCTGAAGATTAAAATTAGTAGTATCATAAACATAAACAACATTAGCCTTGCTTCCAACAGCCAGAAAATCACTGCTCAAAGAAACACCGTTAACATTGTCTGAGCTGTCAGTCAAAGTATGCTGAAGATTAAAATTAGTTGTATCATAAACATATGTATTATTATCGTTGCTTCCAACAGCCAGAAAATCACTGCTCAAAGAAGTGGCTTGAATATTGTTTGAACTGTCAGTCAAAGTCTCTATCAACTTATTTGGCGCTCCTAAACTCTCCAATATTTCAGCTACTCCTTCCGCATTACCAGAATCCAAAGTCTTCAAAGCAACCTGTGTCGAATTAACGATTTTGGACTCGTCACGGAAAATCTCGAAAAAACCGCCATCATAATCTATTTCAGAGAGATTATTTTTAGACTCTAAAAGAGCAATGCTTGCAACTTTATCATTTTGTAACTGCCTCTCAATATTCGTCATACCTTTTTGAACAGAGGCAAAACTAAGGTTGGTACCATCAGTTTGTAAAAACTGTCCATTTGAACCATTATCACCTCTTAACCCATCAACTTGAAGAGGTGTATCTCTGTTCACCTCTGTTGTTGTATCATTCGAGGTGTCAACAGTACCGAGTTTAACCTGTGGCTCACTCGGCGCAGAATTAGTAGTATTAACGACAATATTAACCGTGTCATCCGAGCTTAAATCCACCTGCAAAAACACGTGGTTAACAGCTGAATTTGTTAACGAAATACCTGTACGTGCATCCAGTTCAACTACAAAAGCAACGCCCTCATCTCTGGTTTCACCTGACTGTGTTGCAGTAGCACTTGAATCACTGACAACCGCCTTACCACTTCCCAAATCCAGAGACGGCGTACCAGCATTCAAAGTAAAACCCATTCCCTTAACGACAAAATCAGTTAAACCAATACCATCATAGGCAGCTCCAAAGTTAGCAGCATCATTATCATCGCCTTGACCTGCACCTGTCCCGGTATCCTCTGGAAAAACAAAATCCGTCATTCTATTTTAGACCTCACTGTATGTTTACGATTCCCTCAGTTGAAAAGTTCAAGGTCACATCCCCACCATTAGTCGGTAAAGGCAGATCCGCCAAAGTCGTACCACTATCATTATCATAGACAGCGATCACAGGATCATCACCAGGAGTCGAATCATCACCGCCCACCTGCTTGTAAATCACAATACCCTGAATCGTATCATTATTCAAGTTAGCAAACGTGACATCATCAGCATCCGCAACACCCTCATCATCAGTATCATCCTGAGTCACCGATACATTAGTCAAAGTCTGACGGCTGTAACCAGTACCTGAAAACTCCGTGGCTGTTGTACCTCCATCAATAATATCGTTTACAAAAGTATGGTTGTCAGCACTGAAACTGTAAGCAGTGTCGTCACTTAACAGTGCTACACGTATAGTATCGTTTACAAGATCAAAATCTGCTTCCATCAAACTTTCTTTAAAATTATTCGGACTAGCCATAAACAAAGTATACGACTCTCCAGTTTAAAAACTTGTTGAATAAAGAAGCCAAAAAATATGTAGACTTATACAACCGAGACAGTAATACCTGCATCCTCTGCCGTAGAACTTGTATCCGTGACTTTGATCCTGCATTTATCTACAGTATGCCAGTCCTCACTGAACTCCGTAACACCAGAAGCACCAGTAGTAACGGTTTCTGTAGCGATCACGGTTTCATCAGGACTAAGCCACTCCAACTCAATTTTGAAACCGGACGGCTTATCCACGATACCACTGATACCACGGGCCCCACGAGCAGACAACACCTTAGAAAACGTGCCGCCTGAGCTAATGCTTACAGAAGGCCTGCTAACACCATCCAACTGCTCAATATCAGTCATCTTCCTCTTTCACCTTATCATTCATATCCTTAATTTCCTCCTCAGTCATCTCACGGACACTCCCGTTATCAGAAGTCAGCTTTTTCACCATTTTACTCACCTTCTCCTTGACCCTCGTCATCATAACCTTTCACCTCTTCAATACGACTGTCAATATGCTCACGGGCAGTCTTACGTCCACGCCCATCATTCTCCAGGTCACGTAACTCCTTCAAACGCTGCAAAGAATCAATATCACGGACATACTTTGCAACCTCTTCAACGCTTTTATCCTCGAGTACATAACCAGCGCCTCCACTGTCTTCATCCACTCTAATATAGCTGCCATGAACCTCTGTCAACTGCTCAACCTCTTTATCATTGGATGCATGGACACGTCCAACCTCATCAACCCGTAGGTCTCGGACACGTCCATCATACCTGACAGATACACTGGAAGCTCTGTAGTTTTCACCGTCCTCATGCTGCAAAATCACGTTATCAGTCATAAATTATTGTTTAAACCCCTGTTTTTAGTCTATAACTCTTCTTTTTGATGCAGTATATAAAAAGATAAAGGGAAAATGTGTCAGGATTCTTCAGAAGTTGTAAGCCTGAAGATGCCTCACAAAGTTACCCTGTGACTTCTCAATCAAAGCACCGAACTCAGCCAATGCAACCGTATCAGCCAAGCCGTTCTTTGCAAGTGGAACCATTGACATAGGAAGCAACGCTCTGTATCTTGCAGTCCTGTTACTGAATATGAATACATCACCAGGATCACCTGCATTATACGTTGTGCCGTTACCTGAATCAGTGAAGCTGTCAATGTTGTGAGTCGGAACTACAGGAACACCTCCAATACTTAGGCCTCCGTCATCAAGCCCAACATTCAGCTCACCTGTATCCGCATCAGTAGTCAGGTTATCAAAGTCAGCCTCATTCTCAAGTACATCATAGAACTCATGGCTTACATGAATCCTGAGATTGTTGATATTCGCATTCTCCTCCTGCCTGATGTCACGGACTACAGACTTAATGTCCTTAACAAATCCAGTTGAGACACCGGACTTATCAGTGACATTACCTGCATCACTGGCAAATCCTGTGAGACCTTTGAAGCCTTCAGCATCTCCAAGGAAACCAGTCTGCGTATCTTGTGACGGATCACCGTAGAAGATCTGCTGTGCCTTACGCTGTGCATGCTGCGCAACCTTCTCACCAAGAGTTGTCTCACGGACATTCATGTAGTGAGCAGCTGCCTCCTGCGTAAAGTCTGAGATCTCAATCAAGTCAGTGTAAATTGTCATGTCAACACTGTCCTTAGCAAACGTGACTCCGTTAGGACTGTTGTTTGTAAGATCTACAGCATCGCTTTCTGACGTGTATCCAATCGGATCATCACGTGCATCTACAATATTGTAGACAGCATCAAATCCTTCCTGACCTTCCTCAGGGATCACATCAAGTACAGGTGCATTCTGCTTCAGAATGGATACTATCTCAGGATCGAAGATTAATGGAGTAAAGTTCTCTGTCCTACCTGAGTCCATAGTGGACTTTGTAGCCATTTCAGCTGCAGCCTTCCTGACACTTCCTTTGTATTCTTGGGTTTTCTCTTTGTTGTGTGAAAGGACATCCTGAACAGGTGCAGTTACTCCTGACTGCCCATCAGTTTTCACGGCTTCAATACCGTGATCCTTCCAAGCCTTCTCAAAAGTCTGTTTAGAATCAGACCTGATTAGTTGTGAAACTTTCATAGTGAAGTAATAACCTCGTAACTTTCAAACATAGATTTTTTTCAGTCGTGGCTGACAACTGTTCCCCAGCCACTGCCCTCCGGCTCAGACATCAAACTGTCAACACCTTCAGACTCTTTTTCTCCTTGATTTTCATTTTGAGCGCTTGAATCATCCACGCCCTGGATAGTCTTACCACTGCTGTCACTGGAGACCGTCTTCTCATCATCGGACAAACTGTCCTCTTCCATATCTTCATCCATTTCATCTTCCTCCATATCTTCATCATCACTGCCGTAAGAACCATCTTCCTCCATATCTTCTCCATCTTCCATCATAGCCATCAAACTCTCTCTCATTTCATCCATAGCCTCATCCATGGCAGAGTCAAGAGCGCCTCCAACAGCGGACATAACAGCTTCAACATCCTCCTCAGCCATCATCTTAAGATTTTCCGAAGTTTTACCATCCTCATTTTCTGTATCTTTACCTGTCATAGAATCATCAAATCCTTCAAACGCCTTCTCAACACGTTTCTGAATCTCTTTTTTACTGTATCCAGCCTGTTTGGCAGCAGCAACTGCACCGCCCATAGCCTGCGGAACAGCATCAGGATTAGACGGTACACCAACAGCCGAGACCTCCATAAGATCTAGGTCATCAACAAGCATACCGCCCTCACCACGCTCCTCAGTCTCTGTAGGAATAAAACCTACACTGAAGCCTACAGGCATATCCTGCTCAAGTAGATCATGTAGTTCATCAGCCATTTCACTACCCTCACGCAAACGGGCACGGCCTACAGTAGTACCATCCATCATCTCACCGCCGACAAACTGGCCGAAAATATCCCTGAAATCATAGGTAGCAGCTCCACTTCCTACACCATGATTAGGTACAAGTGGGACCTCACCACTGTTTAACTGCTCCATAATACTTTCCTGTCCCTTATCAGTAATTATATCACCGTCACGATCCTCAGACACAGCCTGTATAGGTACATTTACGTATACACCGTCATCATCTTCCTTAGTCAGTTCAAGTTGACTGCCTTTAACACGGAAGTTATGCCGTCGTTTCTCCCTAGAACCTGTTGACTTTGATCTATTCCTTGGAGCGGAAGCCGGAGCAGCATCAGGTCTCTGAACCTCACGCAATTCATCCTCAAACTTTACAACATTATTAGTAAACTCTCCTTCCTCACCTTCAGAATCATCCCACTCCTGAAGCTTGTAAAGAGGTACGTCACGGTCACCGCCCTCCTCATCAACAGTAAACTCATTACCTCCAGCACTCAATGAATCGCCGGGATCAGTAGCACGTTCTATAACCTCACCCTCAGCAGTACCGGAAGCAAAATCCCAGCGCAGGTAATCACCTACACTGTACTGAGGATCTTCAAGGCTTTTACCGTCATTTTCAACTTCTTCCATATCTGTAGCATCGTTTTCTTGTGTCATGTTTTCATCCACCAAACCTTCAACACCAGGCTCACCTAGAACCTCAAAGAACTGCTCATGGCTATCACCCGGCATAAAGTATGTTGTATCACCTAACTCATGGGTATGTACGCCGTCCAAGTCAAGCATCTCCGCAACCAACTCCGCAGTAGACCTTTCTCTATACAGTAACTGGTCAGGAACTAAAACAGTGTCAGTCAAAACACTCTTCTTACTTGAATCTACAGTTACCTCACGGTTGACAGGTTCTGTGCTGCCTTCTTCCGCCTCACTAAGGCAGATAGCAACAGCCTGATCCTGAGGCACACCATCATCAACCTTCTCACTGATGCACTCTGAGACCTCATCCTCAGTGATAGACTTACCTTGTATGCTTGACAAATCAACTGGACAGGTTTCAACTTCAGTCATACTACAGTGTTGAACAACCCTCTTAAAAAGTACAGGGAAAAACCCGAGGTGTACAACTACTTATTTACTCCAAGAATACACTGTCGACTTAGACATGGACAACTTGTCCGCTAACTCGCTTTTACTATGACGGTTCAACATATCCTTCCAAAAAACCTGAAACGAATCATAATCATCACTTCCATGTTTCTGCCAGACCTCAACCTTCCTCTCAGTCAAACCATTCAAATCCAAAGATACACCGCTCAACTGTTGCATTCCATCCAGTTCATCCGGCAGATCCTCCGCCAACACAGGAGCCTGACTACACCTACAGTTAAACGGCTGATCCTCACCGACAACACGGGCAGTACGTGGATAATCACTTGGCTGACTCATAACAAAAAAACACCTGTATTACAGGTTTATTAAATCACCGCTAAAATCTTCTTCAACTTCTCATTATCAGTCTCCACCTCACCTGATAACGTCCTTGAAAACCTGTACTTTTTACCAAGAGAACCAGTAAACCCTGAGCCCTCACCTACAACAACACCGGAATCAGCATTTAAAACAACCCTATCACTTACCTCAACAGGTACAACACCTGTAAAACCTGAAACCTGATTCACTTCAACCGGGATCTCCACATCAACACTGACCTGCTCCCTTACAGTCCTTGAAACAGAAGAAGCACCACCAGATAAACCGCCATCAACCTCCTCACCGTCACCAGGATCAACAATGTTATTACCTTGGGCGACACCGGCAGCAGCCTCAGCACCTGCACCGACAGCATCAGAAACAATTTCATCCACTTTTACAGCAACAGAACCCTCTGCAATACCCTCAGCTGGTAACGCATCAGAAACCAGTTCATCAACACCTGTAGAGACAGGTGCATTAGCATCCTCAACACCTCCCACTCCCTGACTATTACTAACAACCGTAGAAGAAGAAACATCAGCATCAGCAACAGCCTTACCCTGAGAGATCTGCGTCCGAACCTTTGAATCAGAGACACTGCCAACAATCTCACCTCTAGAAACACTTATACCTGACTTAACCTGAGAACTGGATAAACTGCCATCAGCCTCAGCCTCACCGCCTATACCTTGGCTGTTCTGTATACTTATATCAGGACCTGTATCAGGATCCAACTTGATAACTGTCTCACTCCAATCCTTAGGAGGATCATACTCCTGCAGA